AGTTCTTCGCTGAGATCGATACCATCTACGGAACAACGACAGTAACCAGCGAGGCATAAATGGCCCTCAATTTGGACACACTCGGCTTATCGGCAACGGTAACCGCTGAGGGGATCAGTGCGCCTGATTACCAGACGATACTCGATACCCTGACGAGCTATTTCCAGCAGATTTACGGCAGTGACGCTTATCTGGAGCCGGACAGCAAAGACGGTCAGATGGTGGCCCTGTATGCGCTTGGGATTCATGATGCTAACAATGCAGCAATTGCTGTTTATAACTCCTTCTCCCCATCAACAGGCATTGGCCGCGCGCTTTCAAGTAACGTTAAGATTAACGGCATTGTCAGAAAGGGGCCGACAAAATCCACTTCCGACCTGATTCTGGAAGGTGAGGCAGGAACGCTAATTACAGCTGGTATTGTGCGAGATGATAATGGGATGCAATGGGCGCTTCCGGTAAACGTCAATATTCCGCCTTCAGGGACTGTGACTGTCACATCAACCTGCACTACACCGGGGGCAGTCGCGGCACTGGCTGGCACCATCAAAAACATTGCAACCCCGACAAGGGGATGGCGTTCCGCTACCAACCCGGCGGCAGCTACGCCCGGGCAACCAGGAGAGAATGACCCGCAACTGCGTGTCAGGCAGTCAAGAAGCACGGCTCTACCCTCACAAACAACGATTGACGGTATGGACGGCGCCCTACTGGATGTTGCCGGGGTTACGCGAGTACGTATTTACGAGAACGACACCGATACTGCTGACAGCAACGGTCTGCCTGAACACTCTATTTGCGCCGTAGTGGAGGGGGGCGACGCCAACGAGATTGCTACTGTCCTGTCGAAAAAGAAGGACCAGGGGACATACACCTTTGGCACCACCTCAGTCGACATCACCGGCAAGTATGGCGAGCCGAAAACCATTCGGTTCAACAGGCCGGTTATTGTCAGCATTTTTGTTGATATCGAGTTGACCACCTATCCTGGCTATACGTCACAGGTTGCCGAGCTGATGAAAGCGGAGATCGCGAAGTACATCAACAGCCTGAGGATTGGCGATAGCATTCTGATTAGCCGGATTTATTCGCCTGCAAATCTTGGCGTAATGAGTGGCGGGGAAAGTCGTTATTACGATATCACCTCACTGAAAATCGGTAAGTCTGCCACCAGTGTAAGCGCTGCTAATGTGGACATTCTTTTTAACGAAGTCGCAGCGGGTGACGTTGCCAATATCAAGGTAATGCCTGTATGAGTAAATACACCGAAAAAATAACGAACTATCACGCCACTAAGCCTTTATTTGAACAGCACATTGATCTTATCACCCGACCATTCACCGACATTTTTAAAGCACAGGAAAACTTTATTCGTGAGTTTGACCTGGATAAGGCTGTGGGAGTACAACTCGACGTTGTTGGTGAATGGGTTGGGCGAGGCAGAAACGTCAGTGTTCCGATCACTGATGTTTATTTCTCGTGGGATACGGAGGGACTAGGGTGGGATCAGGGAAGCTGGCAAGGACCATTTGACCCTGATTCTGGGTTTACCCGATTGAGCGACGACGTATACCGCATGGTGCTGAAGGCGAAAATAGCAATTAATACCTGGGATGGCACGATCGGCCATCTTGAGGACGTCCTCGAAACCATCTTTGCCGGTTCCGGAATCGACATGCAGATCATCGATAACCAGGACATGAGCATCACGATAAACGCTATAGCTATTAACGGAATAGCGAACACATCGGCAGAGCTAATTTCCGTTATCAAATCTGGTGAGCTGAATATCAAAGCCGGTGGCGTCAGAGTGAAAAGCCTCAACGTTATCGATCCTGCTCACCCTCTCTTTGGCTTTGACACACAAAGTACAGTTATCACCGGTTATGATGCCGGATATTGGAGTTAAAAATGCCAACAAATGAGTTCAAACCCTTTTCCATTGCTGGTGGGGCTAACGTTATTTCTCAGGCTGATTATGAAGCACTTTCTGCATTGTCAACTGGATTTTCCTCAGGGGTGGCAAAGTCTAATGAAATTAATAAGGTGCTTAGACAGTCCACCTTTATTGCTGCTGCCATTGCTCAATTTGTAAGTGATAAGGCAAACGTGAATGTAATGGATGATGGTAGCCTTTCTGGATTTATTACGAAGCTTGTTAATGCGCTGAATAAAGTATCTCAGCCTCTTGATGGAACCCTGAGCGCACTGGCTACACTTACCACTGGTGATAATAAGCTTCCGTATTTCACAGGAACCGATACTGCCTCCCAGACGGATCTTACTTCTGTAGGCCGTGACTTAATCGGGAAAGGATCTGTCTCTGAAATCCTGCAATATCTTGGTCTAAATGACACAGTAGATAAAGCCAAAGGAGCCGTCCAGAAAACTGGCGATGAAATGAGCGGGAAACTAACGCTGCCGCAAACATCTTCATTTGGCGTAAATGTTAATAACAATATCGGTGGAAGTTCAATTGCGATTGGGGATAATGACACCGGGTTTATGTCAGGTGGTGACGGAATAATTTCCCTTATCGCCAATAGTGTTGTTGCCGGGTATTTTAATGAATATGAGCTTCAGCATAGTGCCAGAATACTGACAAAAATTTTTCAGGCCATTGCAAAAAACAACTTGACGGAGGGTGCCGGAGGTTTTGGTTCGCAACTTGAAAGTGGCGCACCTTTTATCACTCCGCGAATAACCCGACCAAATGATGACAACAATTATTTCCCTTTCTGGAAGCAAATTGTCTCTCTTGTCTCTGGTTATCCCGTCGCCGCTTCAATGGGGTTAATGACGACCGGGAAAACAAATTTTCCTCAGATTGTTATTCATGCGAAAACAGATTCTGATGTCAATGACAAGCTATGGGTTTTTGATGTGGCATCAGGAGAGTTCAGAAGCCCAGGCCGTTTGTTAGGTACTGAAATATTTCTTTCAGGAAAGACGCGAATTGCGGCCGATGGAAACATTAACAGTGAGGTATGGGGCGGCTGGCTGAATGATTATTTAAAAAATACCTATAATAAAAAAAATACGGCAACACTGGGGTTCTCAGGCTGGAGTCGTGATGAGTCAACGGGGCTGATTATGCAGTGGGGAAATGTTGATAATGCCAGAGGAACTTACTCATTCCCGCGGGCATTCAATGACGCCTGCTACGCTGTCTTCGCGACGAACAAAGACGGACAGGGCGGCGCGATTGATAACGCTTATGGTTATCCGGTAAGCAAAGCGCAATTCTATCTTGCCAGCAAAGCGAACTCTGGCGCTGATACCGCATACGGCATTTCTTGGTTTGCACTGGGGTACTGATAATGACTGAACAATATTACTACAGCTATTCGGCGAAGGGTTTTTTCTGGCTGAGTGCAGATGAACTTAAAGGAAACGATATTCCCGCTGACCTGATGCCTGTCAGCGAGGAAGAACACGCCGCACTGTTCCTCGGTCAGGAGCGGGGTAAATACATTAACCATACACCTGATGGGCCAGTTCTGGTTGACCAGCCTGATTACTCGCCAGAAGAACTCATTGCGCAGGCGGAAAGCAAAAAGTCACGGCTAATGCAGACGGCTAGCGCAGAGATTGCTCCATTGCAGGATTCGGTTGACTTAGGGATTGCGACTGCTGAAGATACCACCGCACTTACCGAATGGAAGAAATACCGCGTCCTGCTTAACCGTGTGGATACCAGTAAAGCGCCGGATATTACCTGGCCTACGCCACCAGCAGCTTAATCTCATTTTGGCGGTGTGCCAGATTTGTGTCATGTATGGTAAATCGCCTTTCTCTTTCTTACATCATGCGCCATTAAGTTGCTTAATGTGAATGCGGCAATGTGTATGTAAAACAGTTAGTTAAATGTGATTCTACTAATTCGTAATGCGAAGGTCGTAGGTTCGACTCCTATTATCGGCACCACTAACCACGCGGGTTCACGCGATATTCACCAGTCCAGCAAAAGCGCCTTGTGCCATATTTGTGCCATTCCCCGCCAGGAATGAGTCGATTTGCATGGCATGCTGCGTCAGGTGATTCGGTGCCAGATGGGCATAACGCTGTACCATCTCGATACTTTCCCACCCGCCCATTTCCTGTAGCGCACTGAGTGGCACGCCGGACTGTACAAGCCAGCTCGCCCAGGTGTGCCGCAGGTCATGGAAACGGAAATTTTCTATTCCCGCCCGCCTTAACGCTGCGCGCCATGCCGTGTTAGCATCAGACCGCATTTTGCGCACCGCCTTTGTTCTCGTTCCATCCGGGCGAACGGATGATTCAGTGTGAACAAAGACCCACCGGTTATGTTTCCCCAGCTGCTCCCGCAGCACCTTACAGGCCGATTCGTTCAGGGCGACCCCAATCGCCCTTCCTGCTTTCGCGTCCTCGGGATGAATCCATGCGACCTTCCTCTGCATATCAATTTGCGACCACTCCAGATCGGTGATGTTCGACCTGCGCAGCCCCGTCGCCAGTGCAAAAATAACAACTGGCTTCATATGCTCGGGAAGCTCCCGGATCAGGTTCGCCGCTTCCTCTTTGGTTAGCCAGCGAATACGCTTATTTTTCGGCACCGGGCATTTAATGTTCGGCGCTTTGGCTATCCATCGCCATTCGTTGGCCGCGCATCGTAACAGCGCCCGGATGAAAGCAAGGTGCGTCGCCTTCGTCGCCAGCGACGCTGGTTTATCCTTAAATTCAGGAATCGGCTTACCTCTTCGCAGCAGGCTGTCCCGTTTAGCCTCCCAGTTCATTCGATGTTTGCGATTAACCATCGAACTCACCGCCGACAAGATCCTGTCTTCCGTGATTGCTGACAGGTCCATTCCTTTGAAGTGCATCCTCCAGAATCCGATCCGGCTTTTGTCATCGTCCAGGCTTTTCTTGTGCTGCTTTTCGTTAAGCCAGCGAACGCACGCTTCATCGAACGTTCGCGGCTTAAACTCCCCCATCTTATCAACTCGCCATGCTTCAGCTTTCAGCTGATCATAGAGTTCCTGCGCTTGCCTTTTGTCCGTTGTCCCAAGAGACCGTCTAATTCGACTTCCACCAGGCGTAACGAAGTCGCAGTGCCACGTACCGGCACGTTGTTTGATTGACATGCTTTTTCCTCCTGCACATCAACCGCATTCACGGGTTGATTGTGGATCGGGTTCTTCACTGCCGCAATACAGTCTGTTTTGCAGATCAGGTATGGGCTTTTTTTCTTATGTGGATTTTTTCGGGTAGCAGCCAGGCGACCGGACTTTATCCACTGGGCAATCGTGCCTTTATCCACTTTTAGGAAGGCGGCGGCCTCATCTCTGGTAAATACTTCTTCTTCCATCGATGTTCTCCAGTGGCCCCAGCCGGGGCCGTCATTGTTAATCAGTGTGCCTGTGCTGGCAGGTTTCGAAGTTTACGAACGCCGATCATTGCTGTGGCGACATAGCTGGTGGCCCGGTTGACGACTTCGACGGTGACCTTCATGCCATCCACCTCAACGGTGTAATTTGTCTGGCGCTTCTGCCTGCCGTAATCGCCATATTTTGCGTGGTGCGCCGCCAGCGCAACATCGCAAGCGCGGCGACCAATAGGTGATTGCTTACTGCGATTAATCAGCTTCATCATCACTGCACTCCCAAAGTGGCTACGACATCACTCGCTGTTTCGCGGGTGCTGCCTTTGCTGGATATAGCCCGGCGAGCACTGACGCGGTGCAGCGTGAAGCCGTGCTGTTCGTAAAGTTCAATTACGCGCGGAGCGGTAGAATTGCTGATCACCACTTTTGCCCCCCGCAGGTGGGCTGCCACACAGCTTTCCGCAAGCTCTACCTGGCTATCCCATGAGAACCCACCAGCCGCGTAGTTAGTGAAACCAGCGGTGCCGGGCAGCGGTTCATAAGGCGGATCGCAGTAAACGACGTCACCATCACCTGCCAGCGCGAGCGTGCGCCTGAAGCCTGCATTCATGAATACGCATGCGTGAGCCTTCCGCTTAAATGCCTCGATCTCTTCTTCCGGGAAATATGGCGCTTTATATTTCCCAAAGCCGACGTTAAAAAAACCGTCCAGGTTGTAACGGATCAGGCCGTTGAAGCAGTGCCGGTTGAGGTAAAGGAATGCTGCTGCACGCTCGACCGCATCCAGCCGCTGCGCGTTGAATGCTTCACGAATTACCGTGTAGTTTTCGGCATCATTCAGGTGCCTGAATGCCTTCATTGCCTCATAGATCACCGAATCGGGGACCACTGCCAGCATCTGATACAGGTTAATCAGGTCAGCGTTGACGTCTGCCAGCAGGAAGCATTCGTGCTTGTCCGAGTTAAGGAACACAGAGCCGCCACCCACGAAAGGTTCGACGAGGCGTTTACCTGAGGGGATCAGGCGGTCCAGTTCAGGAAGCAGCGAATATTTACCGCCAGCCCATTTTAGGAACGGTCGCTGCCAGCTGCGCGGCGTAGGTTCTTCAATCGGGAGCGCCGCAGCGATACGCTCACCGATCCAGCGCATAACCGGCACAGCCATAGAATTGCCGATCGCCTTATAGCGCGGTCCGTCCGGGCAATCAGCTGCAACTTTTCCGCGCCATGGGATCAGCGTGTGGTTTTCCGGAAACCCCATCTGCCTCTCGTTTTCAATCGGCATCAGGTGTCTGATTCGGCGTTCTGGCGTAACAATGTAAGTTTCTCTGTCATCGAGAGAGCCTGCCCCTCGCGCTGTGAGACAAACAGGCGCGGGCGTCTGCTTTGACGGGGGATTAATCCTGCGCACGCTGTCGGGCTCAAATAATATTTCTGCGGGATCGATGTCTGTTCGAGCGCTTGCAACAAGGAGAATTCTCGGGCGTCGCTGGGCCAATCCGAAGTATTGAGCATCAAAGGTTCGCCAGGCCACTCGGCGCTGTCGTCCAATAACAACACCACGCTTTGACCAGACTGGAACGTGCTTACGGGCTTTTTTATGCCAGCGCCAGTATTTGCTGCTGCATCCTGTTGCAGGTTGTGGACCAGGTTCGAATGCTTCAGTTTCTCCAGCCATTCCTGCGAGAAAGTACCCGAAGGCGTTGTCTTTTGATGAGAATGCCCCGGTAACGTTTTCCCAGACGAAAATTGCTTCCTGATCGCCGTTCCCCCGGCGTTTACTGTCGATTGCATCAGCTAATTCCACATATGAAAGTGTCAACTGTCCGCGCGGATCGCTTAAACCCTGACGTTTGCCACCTATTGAATAGGACTGGCATGGTGTTCCGCCGGCGACTACTTCAGGCGCGTCTACTTCTCCGGATCGGACCGCAGCCGCGATTTTTGTCATGTCGCCGAGGTTCGCCACATGCGGCCAGTGATGTGCCAGCACGGCGGACGGAAACGCCTCGATTTCGGCAAACCATGCTGGTTGCCATCCCAGTGACTCCCATGCGACGCTTGCGGCTTCAATCCCACTGCAAACAGATCCGTATCTCATGCTGCTACCTGCTTTTCGTTAAGTTCTTCAGCCAGTCGTTGCGCCTTCAGTGGGTTGGTAACGACTTCACCCCACGGCAGCAACCATCCGTTTTTCTCTTTGAGCCAGGGCAGGCGCACCGCGCCAACCCTGATTTCGTCCTGTGCGTGTGTCATGTCACACACCGTCAAAAGGGAATGTCATCATCAAATTCAGGAACTTGCGGACCGCTGTTCTGCTGCAAGCGAGATTGTGGTGCGCCGCCAGTCTGATTTGCATAAGGGTTACCGCCATGTTGGGCGTTGCGTGGTCCAGAGAACTGCGCTCCGGCGTGGATACGTTCGTCCTTATCCTTCATCGACAGTTCAAGCGCGGCGATCGCTTCTGCTGGGGCATTTTCAGCGTGCTCGGCGTAGGTCTTGCGCGTTCCAGGCTGGAAAACGTGGCGCACTTCGAACTTGTAGCCGTCGCCGCCGTCGTTTTTGGTGTACAGTACCTTCTGGAGGAACAGGCCAACCTTTTTGCCTACCAGAGCAGGGCAGTGCCATTCTAGGCCGTTTTGACCCTGTACCTGCTGCGGCTGCGCCTGTTTGACCTGGGCGACCCACATCAGTGCTGATACCAGCCCCATGCCGAACGTCTGCTGGCCGTCCTTTCCGAGGAAGTTAATGCGCAAGTAATTTGCCTTTGCCCCGTTGGAGTCCAGGCTGAGTTCGAGCGCCTGGGACTGGCTGCCATCTTTCCCGAAGGTGTACACCGCAGAAACGATTTCGCCCTCGTAAGCGCCGGTTTCGCTGATCCCGCCAGTTGCGCCAGCCTTCTTCGCCATCTCAGCTGTTTCGTTGTTCCACATAAAGGTCATTGGTTGGTTCATCGTTAAATCCTCAAAGTTACAATTCGGTCATAAATTCGGTGATAGCCACGTCTACGGCGTGGAGGTCGTTATCCATTTCTGTCTGATCAGGGAACAGGTCAGGCGGCGCTTTGGCGGTGTCGTTGTCATCGCCTTTGATGAGAAAAACGTGTTTGCCGTCCTTCTTGATGGCGCGCAGCACGATGGAGAAATAGCCCTCTGGCGTCAGCTTTTCGTTGAGCATCTTCCCGGTGGTCTTCATGCGGATCTTTCCCTCGGTCTCTTCGGTGTGAGCCAGGAAATAAACGCGGAAGTCGTCGGGCAGCTCGGTGGCCGCCATGATGATTCGCCAGATGTGATCTGCCATTTCGGTGAACTTGGCGTAGCCGGTCTGGTACGCGCGGTTCATGTTTTCGTGCTGCATTACCACCTGGAAATCGTCGATGATCAGGACGCGGCGCGTTTTCGACTGCACCATGCGATAGATGGTGTCCAGCACCGTTTCCCAGTTATCCGAGCGCAGAACGTTACCGCGCTGTTTGCTTCCGTCTGGCAGCAGCTTGCCGTGAAGTTTCCAACCCGCAGACTTGAATGGCAGCATTTTGGGGATGCACTGGAGCAGCATCACATCGTCCGGATTGAAGTTGCGCAGGCTGTAGGATTTTCCCGCGCCAGAGTCACCGAGGATCAGCACTGGAGTACCCATCATTTGCCCCCGTTCAGCCAGTGGTTAGCCGTAAACAGCACGTCTTCATCGTCACTGTTGGCAACGAGCCAGCGCAGGTAACCCGGTTCTGTTTTTGCCAGCTCTGCGAACGGGACGCCTTTATGCTTACCGAAGCGGAGCGCATGCAGCAGGGAAGGGTTATTGGAGATGGCCCGCATTTCGCCCATCGTCCATTTCGCCAGGCGGCCCATATAGAGCAACAATTCGGCGGTGACGTAGCAGTCATACAGCGCGCGGTGAGCGTAAAGCCCCTCTGGTACTTCCGGTTTCAGCCCGAGGCTGTAGCGCAGGTACTGGTTACTGTGGCTCTTATGCTCAGGCAGGAGTGAGCGCGCCAGCTTGGCAGTGCAGATCCACGGAGCGTTCATCGCAGGGAGCTTGGCTTTATCGAACTTTGCGTTGTGGGCGACGTATGCGTCGGCACCCAGATAGCGGCCAATGACTTCACTGAGCAGCGGCGCGCCTTCCACCATCTCTTCGGTGATATGGTGAATAGCCATGGCCTCAAAACCGATCGGCACGCCAGGCTTTACAAGGTCGCTCATTGGGTTGCAGATCACGCCGTTGACGATATCGACGCTGGCAATTTCCACCACGGTTTCCGGGCCGCCTTCCAGCCCGGTCGTTTCGGTATCAATGACACGCAGCATTGTTAATCCCCTGTGTTCTGTAATCACAAACTGCATCGAAGTGCGCGAGCTGGTGGGCGATGGCCTCAAGGTCAGCTGGCGATAAGTGGTACATCAGGCACAGCAGCGCGATAAGGTTCATGGTCTGCTGTTGGTTTTCGGTCCGCATTGCTTCTTCTCCTGTTCTGAAAGTCCGGCACCGTGGAGGCTGCCGGAATCAGGTCAGTCTTTCGGGTTGAGCTTTTCAGTCAGTTCAGCCACACAATCACGCCCGGCCTTTTTGTATGCTTCGGCTGCGCTGCCGCTATATTTGTCGTCTACAGCCTGTTCGAACTGGTAAATGGAACCGAAGAAGCAACCCGCAGCGATCCGAAACTCTTTGCCGGTCCACACAGCGAAGATGGTGCGGCTGGAGTAACCGCAGTTTTCACGGTAAGAAACGTTCGTGATCTTCTCCGGGCGCAGGTAGAGCGAGCCGCCCACGGTCAGATTGTCTGGCAGCGCGGTGATGCTGGTGCCTTCCAGGTCGATCCAGCCGCCCACGGTCAGATTGTCTGGCAGCGCGGTGATGCTGGTGCCGCGCAGGTCGAGCGAGCCGCCCACGGTCAGATTGTCTGGCAAGGCGTCGACGTCGCTAACATCTTCCAGATCCAGGTTGTTGGTGACGGTGATATTTCCGTTATCAGAAACAGTGTGCTGAATATCGTTTTTAACGAGGTGCTTAATTAAGTCGAACATTGCTGATCCTTAAATTTTGGGTGTAGAAGTCCTGTCGCTTGATTAGCCGACCATTCGGTTAAATTCGGTTTTGCTGGTGGTGTTAGCCCTGAGATTCGCCGCAGAACGGGCAGAAACTCATTTTCACGTTGGTTTCCAGGCGGTTCAGGTTTTTAGCCATTTCGCCGTTTTTCTTTTTGGCCCGGTACGCCAGTTTGTATTTCAGCGTGACGTGTGAGCCGCCATCAGAAAGAGAAAGAAACTGATTTTCCCAACCGCGATCAAGGATGCTTTCATTCACTTCAGCGCCCTCCGGAACCTTCTCTTTAAGCCGTGCTTCGATTTGAGCACCAACTTCATTCATACAGTTGCACATCCCTTACCCCTCAAAATTTCGCGTCATAACCCGTTGGCGTTTCGTCAGCGTGGATGATGCCTTCGACTGGATAGCAGTTAGTGACGCCCATTTGCTCACTCGCTGCCGCTTCACATTGCTGCTGGTTGTCGAAAATGCCGACAACAGCGTCCTGGTAATCACCGTTCGTCATAGTGATGGTCAGCACTAATGCGTACAGGGCTCCCATCAGTGAGTCCCCGCAGGCACAAGATTTGGTTCGATGGTGCGTGAGGCATAAGGGCGGCGGATGTTGCGCAGGTTGCCCTGCGGTTCGTGCCAGTAGGTGCCGTCGCGGTAGTCGTAGGAAACCTGCCATGCTGCGCCGGTGCGACTGTTGCGCATTACGACTGCACGACCGTTGTTTGGTACTGCGTGGTTAGTATTCATCTCATCCTCGTGCCTTATCGCCGGCCAGCGGAGTTTTGGACCATCTGCGCATTTATGTGCGTTGTTTGGATGTGGCAACTATGCGATAGAGAATAATTCAAGTCAATAGAGGATTGATAAAATAATTCCTGAGGGTATTCTATCGGTGATTCGCAAAGGAATTTTTTTTGCTGGAATAGTGAATTTTACGATGTATACTGGATAAAAACACAGTCATGTGATGGTTTTTTGTCAGGAGGGAGTATGGGGGCACTATATGTAAGGGTTGGGCCTGGTAGCTATTCCAGCACTCAGGCACCAGATCGAATGGTTGTTTACTTGTTCAATTCGGGAATGAAAACCTGGACGATTGGACCAACCACTGAGGAGAGATCCGAAACTGGCGCCAGGGGAACTCGTGAATCATCTACTGACAAGTATCCGTTACCATCACCGCCTATGTGATAACGAAAAACGGAGACTGTATCTTTTAGTCGGACCAAAACTAAATCTTCAGACGCTGGTTGTTCTTCTGGGTCAACAATAACTATAGCCCCAGCAGGAGCCTGCGAAATGCCTGTTCTCCCTTTAATTTCATAGGCTCTAAAGTGTTCTGGTAATGCGCTAAACCAAGAAACATGGTTTCCTGTAAAACCATTAAAATCGAAAACCTTTACATTTTTTGAAACATCGATTGGTTGTATTGCTTGGCTTGCTTCACCAAAAATCGAACCAGTGCCGTTGATTAACCAGTCAGCGCTAACGCCAAGAGCTGCCGCGAGCTTTCCGGTATGGCGCGATGTTTCGCTATCCCCCCGTAGTATTTTTGATATGGAAGATTGAGGTACACCGGCTTGTCGTCCCAGTTCAGTCTGGTTGTTTTTCCCGGTCGTATGCATGGCATAAGCCAGTCTTTCTTTGAGTGTTTTCATATTACGCAAAATATTCCCTAAAGAATTTTATGTCAAAGTCCCAAATGACTTGATCATTTGAATTCCTTATCGCATAATCCATTCAAAATTATGCAGAGAGGAATTTTCATGAGTGTCACAACCAACGAGGCCATTAAACGCGCTATTGGTATTGCTGGTTCTCAAGCTGAACTGGCCCGAAAAGCAGGCGTAAACCAGTCAACAGTCAGCAAGTGGCTTAATGGCGCTGAGATTGGTTCACGCTTCATCAAGTCAATTGTCATTGCCACCGATGGTCAGGTGAGCGCATCCGAAATCCTTAACTCCATTTCTCATCGTTAAGCCAAGGAGAATTTTCACCTATGGAGAACGCAATCGCACGAAAGTTAGACCCGCCAGTTATCAATCCGGTTGAGATAGAAAGCGTCCTGCTCAACCGGCTTGCATCAGTGGGTCAGAAATCTTACGCCGAGCATATGGGCATCAGCGAGTCGACAGCCAGCAGGCGCAAAGCTGAGGGGCATTTCAGCGCCATGGCGAAAGAGCTGGCCTTCCTGGGTATTCAGGCAGCGCCACCGGAAGCTGTGCTGGTATCGCGTGAATATCTGGCTTCAGTCGAAACGCTCGCTGATATCGGGCTGAAAGCCGAACGAGCCAGGCCGGGGCCGCTGGGTTGGGATTAAGCCATGAACCATATCGAATTCATCGAAAAGCATGTGCGTGAAGAGCTGCTGAAGCTCGGTTTCTCTCTGGGAGTGGCTCAGGGGGGGGCATTCCAGGCTATCGACATGTACAAGCGCATGAGCCAGGCAAGCCGAAAGGGGAAGATTTTTGATGATGTTTTACGGCACGCAAAGCTGTGGGCGGAGAAGCAGCAGTTACCCGCTGATCGCTTTGAGAAGCGAAAAGTTAAACGGAACGCCCAGCCGGGCCTGTTCTGAAAAGGCGAAAGCCGCGCTGGTGAGACAGCAACGGCTTTCAGGTGCAAATGTTCGACCAATTGCAGGAGGAATAATGGCAAAAAACAACCGCTATTACCAGACCGCAGTACACAAAAACAATACCCGCGATCGCTTCGTGCGTTCGATTAATCCGGCAGTGGCGGAGAGGATGCGCGCCATTCTGGAAGAGTTGAAGCGCAAGGAGGAAAGCCGTGGGTAATCTCGCAACAGTCATACCAATCAGACCGACTCTTACGGTCGTGGAGCGTCGGGTGGCAGATCTTGATGATGGTTTTACGCGCCTGGCAAATATGCTTCTGGAAGAATACGCAGGCGCTGACCTGACGAAGCGACAATTCAAAGTCTTGCTTGCTGTTCTGCGCCTGACCTACGGGTGGAATAAGCCCATGGACAGAATCGCCAATTCTCAGATAGCTCAGATAGCACGCTTGCCAGAGAAGCGCGTCAGCGAAGCGCGAGTCCAGCTCGTCGGAATGAACCTGCTTACCCAGGTTGGCCGTAGCATTGGACCGAACAAAAACACCGCCGAGTGGTTATTACCAGCCGGTGAAAGCCTCGATACAGAAAATCCCTCAAAACAGGGGATGAATGACGGGGAAGAAGAATCCCTCATTTCAGGGGATAATCCCTCAAATCAGGGTATCCCTCAAAATGAGGGAAAATCCCCCAAATCAGGGGAAGCAGAATCCCTCAATTCAGGGGAACACCAAAGACATATAAATACAATAAATACTAATACCCCCCAACCCCCAGAGGGGGAGTGTGTCTGGCAGGAAGAAAAACCTGTCTCCAAGAAAACCCCGATCGACTACCAGGCAGTGCTGTCTGCATACAACACCACCCTGGGAGACCGCCTTCCCCAGGCAGAAGCACTAAACGACAAACGTCGCCGTGCTATCAAGCGCCTGCTGACCGAACTGAAAGAGCCAACCGTCGAGGCTGTGGAGAATTACTTCGCGGCGTTCGCCGAGCGGGCACCAAAGTTTTATTTCGGGGAAAACGACCGGGGCTGGCGCGCCAGTTTCGATTATCTGCTGCGCTCTGACACCCTGCTGAAAACCAGGGAGAAGGCGCTATGACCGACATGAACATGATCCCGCAGAACATCGAAGCGGAACAAAGCGTGCTGGGCGGCATGATGCTGGATAGCGGTAGCGATCGCTGCCAGACCGCCATGTCGATGCTCAAACCAGAATCGTTCTACATCCGCCCCCACCAGGTGATTTTCGCCGAGATGCGGGAGCTGGTAGCCAATCAGAAGCCTATCGACCTGATCACCCTGATTGAGTCGCTGGAATCTAAAGGGCTTGGCGAGCAGGCTGGTGGCTTCGCTTACATGGCCGAGATATCCAAAAACACTCCCAGCGCGGCAAACATCGTTCACTACGCCATGCTGGTGCGCGAGAAAGCCATGGAGCGCTACGGCATCGACAAGCTGACCAGCGCTACCGAGCTGCTGTATTCCCGCAACGGGATGACCACCAGCCAAAAGTTTGACGCTATTCAGACCCTGTTCACCGATATCGCTGACTACGCGAAAACCGGTAACCGCCGAGGGCTCCGCGAGTTTTCGGAAGTGATGGGCGACTGGGTGGACGAGGTGGAAGCGCGGTGGAGCGACTCAGACGCAACGCGAGGGCTATCGACGGGGATCGGCTCGCTGGATGACCTGCTGCAACCGAAAGGGCTGGTTAAAGGCGCTCTGATGGTGATCGGCGCACGTCCAAAGATGGGTAAAACCACGCTGTATAGCCAGCTGGCCGTCAACTGTGCCGAGGTTGAGCAGCTCCCCGCGCTGATGTTCAGCCTTGAGATGCCGGATAAGCAGATCGTGGAGCGCATGATCGGGCAGGTCAGCCGCGTGAATACCGACGTGTTTTATGCCGATCGGTATGACGACGCGAAAGTGGCAATGGCTTTTGCCGCTGGTGGACGTCTGGCCCAGACCGGAAATCTGTACGTCGACGATACGCCCGGGATCACGCTGGCGCACATCGTAGCGGAGTCACGTCGCATCAAACGCGAACGCGGCGCTGTCGGCATGGTGCTGGTGGACTACCTGACCCTGATGACCGCCGACAAGGCCGACCGTAACGACCTGGCCTACGGGATTATCACGAAGGGGCTGAAGAACCTGGCGAAGGAACTGAACTGCATCGTGGTGCTGCTTACCCAGCTGAACCGCGAACTGGAGAAGCGCACCAATAAACGACCGATGCCGAGTGATTCCCGCGATACCGGGCAGATTGAGCAGGATTGCGATTACTGGATCGGCATCTACCGCGAAGGCGCATACGACGAAAACGCAGATCAGGCGGCTACCGAATTGCTGTTGCGCCTGAACCGTCACGGCCCGACCGGTGTTGTTTATTGCGATCAGCGCAACGGTGCGATCTACGACTGCGACCAGTCTGCTGCTGAGCAGAAGCGTCGCGCAAATGATGCCAGACCCAACAAGAAGAGGGAATTTTGATGAAAATTTACATTGCTGGGCCAATGACCGGCATTCCGAAATATAACCGTCCAGCGTTCCATTTCGAGGCGATGCGCCTGTCGTCGGAAGGGCATGTGGTGTTAAACCCCGCGACACTTCCTGATGGCCTGAGTCAGCCAGAGTACATGGATATTTGTCTCGCGATGCTCCGCTGCGCTGACGGCATTTTCCTGCTGTCCGGCTGGCAGAGCTCAGCAGGCGCAAAGGCGGAACATGCTCTGGCTCAAAAGCTGGATCTGGAAATCATTCATCAGGAGAACGCGGCATGACCAATAAAACCAAAGAACTCGTAGCTGCCGGGCATGCGCTGGCGAAAGAGCTGCATTGCGCTGAGTCTGCCGCGCTGGTGCGCGAACTGGCGACACAGCTGGATGTGCAACTATCTCGCAGTAATGCGCTGGCTGCGGAGAATGCGGGGCTGAAGGCTGCGATAAGCAGTATTCATCAAGAGCTTTGCGGTCAGGGTTTTGAGGTTGCGGGCTGGCACCTGAATGGTGATTTGCAGCCGCTCGACTCATGGTTTGAGGAAAACAATTGGAATCCAGAAACCCCGGCGACAGACGCTTTCCTGGCTGAAGTGCGGGCGCAGGGTTTGGAGCGTTTGGCGAAAGCTTGGTATGCGATTGCAAACGAAACAGCCCCAGGAATTAGCATTAGCGAGTCATCTCGTCTGAAATATCGGCAGCGCGCCGATGACGTAGCTGATTTCGCGAATGAAATTCGCAAGGAGGCCGCCCAATGAGCAACATCGACAAACTGAAATCAGCCGCAGCGAAAGCGGTCGATAACTTCGACCCTAATATGTTCGTGGAAACTCGCGACGTACTGGCGCTGCTCGATGAGCTGAAATCCGCAGAGAAGCGGATTGCTGAACTGGAGCGTAAAGAACAGCACAGTGACCGCCAGTCAGTAATTGATGCGTTGGCTAGTTCAGGTGAGGAATGGAGTGATATCGAAGAATACATGCAGAAGTGGGACGCGGAACGCGCCGCCGCAGCCGGTAAAGGAGAGCGAGCATGAAATACGAAATACCGGAATCAGAAGATATTGAATGGCAGCAGGATATGCTCCGTGAAATAGACTGCGCCCTTGACGTCTTGCGTGATGAGCATGAGCACGCAGTGGTGGTGCAGGAAATCATCAATGATATCACCGCGAGAATAGCATCACTCCGCGCGTACTCTGGATATTGAGGACTAACCCATGAGCACTATTACCAGAGAGCAGTTACACGAACGTGCGTGCGAAAAGGTTAAAAGTCTGGAGTTTGCCGTCACACAGACTGCTTTCGCTGATTCACGCGCAGAGCTTGAAGAAGAACTGGAGCTGGCGCGTATCGCGCTGGCATCGCTCGAAGCGGAGGCTGTGTGCGTCATCGACCAGTCCAATCTTGATTATCTCAAATCTGGCGCTGATGCAGACGTATGGCCGGCATCCAGAAAAGAAATGGGTGATGTGCTTCTGTATCGCTCCGCCCCGCCAGCGCCGGTATCTGTGCCGGATGGATACAGGTTGCAGCCAATTTCTGAATATGACGCAATGTGCGCCGCCATGCTTCAGGCCGAACCTGTAAGTAATAGTGATGAGTTACCGCTGGACTATCTGCAAGGACACAAAGACGGCCTGGAGTGGGCCGCACAACTGGCAGAAGCCAATCATCCGCAAACAGGTGACTGGTTGTACGACGACCAAATAGCGTTGGCTGCGGCTATTCGAAAGGGGCCTGATATGCCTGAATTAAAGTCAGAATTTGCTGATGAGGATGACAATTTCTACTCATGGTTTGGCAGATTCTGGCTCGAAAATTACCAGCAAAATAATCACACAACATCTGCAAAGCAGATGCTTGGTACGATGGCTGAGTTTGCATGGAGGGCTGGTCGCCGCGCCGCCATGCTTCAGGGTGTCGAACAACCACAAAGCGCACAACAAAATATTCCGGAAATTATTCCGGCCACACAGTTTAAGCCGGTAGCAGACCTGTACGGCTTAACCTCACCAACTGGCGGCGAAACATCATTCACTTTCGACGCTGTTGAAGCTCGTGATTTCATTGATGGCGGTTGGTCATGCCAGGAGTACGTGGAGCTTGAACGCTTTCAGGAAGCGATAACCAACCATACCGAGGATAAGCTCGCTATGGTTGACCATTCCGGTGACTCCAACAATATGGTTGAACCTGTAACGACGGCTTACAAGTTGCCAGATGATTTCGACTTCGACCGCCTCAACGATGTCGTGTGGCTGGAGGCTGTGGCAAGCAATCCACACATGCATTCACTGACTACATCGACCATCGCTATGGTGGCGCTGGAGCTGAACAGGAAGTTAGCTGATGGCAACTCTCCGGTGATTCCGGATGGTTGGGTGATGGTGCCGGTTGAGCCAACAGAAAACATGATCGTCGAAGGTTTCGAGTCTGAACCAGATGAAAGCTTCAGCGATCCGGCTGTATGGGAGGAATATCAGGCTATGAGTGGATGCCAGCAGGCTGCGCACCGGGCGAAACTGTGCTGGGCAGCGATGATAGCCGCAGCACCAAAGCCGGGTGATAGCAATGGCTAAATCTGCTGCTGAACGCAAAGCCGCGCAGCGCGCCCGGCAAGCCGCAGCTGGTGGGCGTAAATTTGAGCTCATACTTGATGCGCAGGAACTGGATATGCTGGAGCGTAATTGTGCCGCCCGCCGCCCGGGGCGAGCGCCTTATGAAATGAGCGAATACGTCGCGATGCTGATCCGCCAGGATGATGCCCGGGTGCGCGGACGCATCAAAGCCATCAGTGCGAACCGTTGCGGGAAATGTGGCGATGCGCTGCCGGTTGAGTCGTGTCCTTGCGACGGTGATTCGCAATGCTGGGTTACGCGCGGCTGGCATGAAACCAAATTAGCGGTGTGACATGTCACAATGTAATCAATGACATACAAGCCTCTTCGGAGGCTTTTTTCTTTGCTGCCAAATTGCTTTTGCCTGCATGCCCAGCCATAATATTCGTGTCAGCCTGAGAAACTGACGACCATCTGCGCCACGGAGAACACCATGGCGCAGCACCACCAGCATAAACACAATCGCCTGACGTTATCCGACGTCAGCGATTTGTCGTATCTGTTGCTTAACCTCTTCGGGGGTGACGCGTGAGCCAACAATTCCACCTCGTTAACGAAAGCGTCAAACAGAACGCTATCAACTACATCCGTCAGTTACCGGTCGACAGCAAGCGCCCGCTGATTCTCGACGTGAAAGAGTCGACGCGCACCGCCATTCAAAACCGCAAGATGTGGCCGCTCCTGAAAGACCTTTCCGACCAGGTTCTCTGGTTCGGCAATAAATACGATTCCGACGACTGGAAAGACCTCATCACCGCGCTGGTGGCGAAGACCAAAAAGCAGGAACAGCGAATGGCCCCTGGCCTCGATGGCGGTGTCGTTATGTTCGGCCAGCGCACCAGCAAAATGACCATTCCCCAGATGGTCGAAGTCATCGAGACGATTTACTGGTTCGGCACTCAGCAGGGTGTCACCTTCAGCGAACAATCCCGCAATGAAATCGAGTGGGCGAAGCGTTGGGGGGAAAGCAATGCGAAATAACCCCAATCAGAGAACCTACCGCAGCAAAAAATGGCTCGCTGCTGTCGGGCAGATCGAACAGTGCGTGTTATGCGGCTCGTGGGGTACTCAGGTAGCGCATCGCAATGAAGGCAAAGGCATGGGCCTGAAAGCTGATGATTGCGCCACGGCGGCGATCTGCGTTTGCTGCCACGACAGCATCGACAACGGGAGCAAGCTATCGCGCGACGAACGTCGGCAGCTGATGGACCGCGCCATCGTTTTGACCGTTATCCAGATCGCCCGCCTTGGGCTGGTGGTGCCAGCATGAAAATTTACGATATCACCCCGATCGGCAAGCCCCGCATGACCCGGAGCGATCGCTGGCGCAGCAGGCCGGAAACGTCCGCTTACTGGTTCTTTAAAGCCCAGGTGCGCCGTCTCGGTATAACCCTCCCGGAATCCGGTTACCACATAACATTCGTTTTGCCCATGCCGAAAAGCTGGAGCAAGAAGAAGCGTCAGCAGCATGACGGTCAGCCACACCAGACCAAGCCGGATAAGGACAATCTGGAGAAAGCGTTACTGGATGCGATATTCGATGATGACTGTCGGATATGGGACGGCAGGGTAACGAAACGTTGGGGAGAGACAGGCCAGATCATTATCCAGGAGAATGCAGAATGACACGCAACGACATTAACAATTACCAGAAAGCGTCTGTTGAGCGTACCAACCCGCAAAATGCCTGGGTGACACTGGCAGCCGCGCCGCGACGCTCTTATCTTGGGAAATACCGCCGCCTGACGCCATCGCAAAGTCGTTGGGTTCGTTCGCTGCTGAACCACTGGGGCGGTATGTACGGGGGCAGCGGAACAGAGCACCTTTCTGGTGGTGGCGGTATGTGGTCAATGATATTGACCGGATGGACTGGCGAGCAGCAGGAGCGGATCGCTACCGTGCTGTCTGGTCTGCGTAAAATTGGCTATACCGGCGATGCGTTGTTTGAGCAGGCGAAAGCAATCATCTGGCCGAAGAAATCACTTTCTGACCTGATTGGCAACGCCGGAGATCAGGAGGAAGCTGCATTCATGGAGGCTATCATCCTGAAGTCCTTCAAGCCGGGAAATCCCGTGTATGAGATAGGGAAGGACTATTACACCTGGCGGAAAACCATCAATGACTTGGCTCGATGGATGCAGTATTACTACGCACCGTTTCTTACCGAAAAGCAATGTATTGACCGTGTGCGCTGGTGTATTGAGTTGTTCAACTCTGCTGTCTTCTTCACGTTAAAAGATGAATTAGGCTTCGAAAATGCAAAAACTTGCGAAAAAGACTTGAAAACGAGTTTTGAAACTGCATAATTCAGATATGCTCGGACGTCAAAGGCGAAAGAGCTTACCCACCAGCGGAGATGCCTTGCGCGGAGCGGTGGGAACCAAATTTAAGCCCTTGCAGAAATGCAGGGGCTTTTTTATTGGCTTAATGCCACCGGGTGAATAACGTATGCACACGGCGATCATCTGCGCTTCTGGTCCGTCCCTTACTCCCGTTGACTGTCAAATAGCTGTACGCTCAGGGTTTCCTGTGATAGCGGTTAATTCATCCTGGCGAGCTATACCGGAATGCACTCACATTTACGCTGGCGATCTGCGCTGGTGGTATGTGAACATTCCCGCGCTGCCTGATGGCCCCGAACGCTGGTCATGTAACCGGAGAGCACACACCCGATACGGCGTGAACCTCTTCCCGACAGATACTAGCGGCACATTCAATTCGGGACAGAGAGCGATCCTGTTCGCTCAATGGCTGGGCGCAAAGCGCATCATTCTGCTGGGCTTCGATTGCTCAATCTCGAACGGCAGCCACTGGCACGGCGATCATACAGCCCTCGATAACCCGACAGCGGCGAACGTAAAGCGCTGGCATGGCGAGTTTTCCCGGGTTGCGGCGCAGCTGCGTGGAAGCGTCCAAATCATCAATAGCAGCCGCCAGACGGCGCTTAATTGCTTTCGTCGTCTACCTCTTGAAGCGGCGATCAGCGAGGTTACATGCTGAATCCTCCGATTTACATCGATGGCATGCTGGGAATGGGAGATACCATTTACCAGCGCGCTTTCGTCAAACAACTGCCCGCTGGGACATTCATTAAGACGGCATGGCCGGAACTTTACGAAGACCTGCCAGTTAAAGCAGTCCGAAGTGATACTACGCTCAGAACGCAGCGTAAAAATGAGTTTTGCAGCTCTGCAAAGTTTTATCCGCCGCCATCGCCACGCCAGACGAAGCGAATATTTTACGGTCCGGATGATCTGCGGCGCGGTTCGATATTTGATGCGATGCGCCGCCAGTTCGGTGTTACACCAGCAGAGCTTGATTTGCCATCCTTTGGACCGGCGCAGTTTACGCACCAAAAGCCTATCGCCGTTATTCGTCCGGCAACAGTTCGTTCTGAATGGCGTAGCGACTCCCGAAACCCTGATCCCGATTACCTCCTGCGTGCATCACGAATCCTGCGGAAACATTTCTGCGTGATTAGCGTTGCTGATTTGCAGGACGGGGAAGAGTGGCTGGTGGGTGAAGAACCAGAGGCGGATCTGAAAATGCACGCTGGCGAGCTCAATATCAAAGAGCTGATGCGCCTGGTGGAGCATGCCGCTGTCGTGGTTACCCCTGTTGGCTGGGCTCTGCCCGCTGCCATTGCGTACAAAACACCTGTTTATGTTGCCGCTGGTGGGCGCGGTGGGCATAACGCCCCCGAGATAGTCACCGATCCGGCGATGGATTTATCCCGCGTTGGCTGGGCTATCCCGGACAATTATTGTCGCTGCGAAGCGTGGGATCACCATTGCGACAAACGCATCTCCAACTTTGATTCAAAATTCGAGGCCTGGCTGAATGAAGTCGTTTTATCAGGAACTGAACAGCGGGCTGGTATTCCTCCCGGAGCTGGGCATCGGTCGTTATCCGGTTCCGGCGTCACGCCCGTATGACGAGCAGTATTTTGCGAAGTATCAGCAGCTGGCCGACACCGAAACGGGCAGAGCCTTAACGCAATCCCGTATTGAGCTGGTGGCGCGCCATTTTCACGGTCCTGTTCTCGACGTTGGTATCGGTGCCGGTCAGTTCGTCTCTACCCGACAGGGAACGCTTGGGTATGACGTTAATCCGGCTGGTATCGCCTGGCTGAATGAGAGGGGAGCATTCGCTGACCTCTACGCCAGTCAGTGGCGTGCGCTGACGATGTGGGATGTTCTGGAGCATATCGACGAGCCAGAACTTGCAGTTCAGCAGGCTACAGAGTTTGTTTTCGTGTCGATCCCTATTTTTACCGATGCCGGAGACATTCTTCGCTCGCACCATTTCAGGAAGGACGAGCACATTTGGTACTTCACTGACGTCGGCATTAAGCGCTGGTTTGCTGAGCAGGGCTTCGAATGCGTCGAACAGAACACCATCGAATGCCAGTTAGGGCGTAAGGGCGTCGCTTCGTACGCTTTCCGCCGAATTTAATTTTTCCCTTCCCCACCCTGGAAACTCCAGTTTCACACACAGCACCCGCAAACAGGCGAGGTGAACCTATGAATGACTCTCACGGGATTTTTGAACAGACAATGAAATGGATCGCGCTATATCTGCCGTCAGTTTACGCCGGGTTATGCGCTCTGGGCATCTCTGCACTCATCGATATTCGCGCCGGGAAGCCAAAACTTTACACCGCCACTGGCGCGCTAATTTGCGGGATTTTTGCCCTTGCCGTTTCTGCGTTGCTTGAATATCTGGGGCTGCCTGCTAATTCAGGTGCGTTCGTTGGTGCGCTGGTGGGGTTTGTTGGAGCGGACAGACTGCGTGACATGGCGCTCGCTATCGTTGCCAGACGTGCCGGAGTCGGCAGCACTGAGGAAAATAAATGAATCAATCTCAATTTCAAATGGCGGCTGGTATCAGCGCCGGGTTGGCTGCGCGCTGGTTTCAACCAGTAGATGCTGCGATGAAAGAATTTGGCATTACAGCACCAGCGGATCAGGCCATGTTCATCGCTCAGGTAGGTCATGAGTCTGGTGGCTTTAGCGCTGTAGTTGAAAATTTGAACTACACACCATCTGCGCTGGTGGCGACCTTCGGAAAGAGGATCACACAGCAGCAGGCAGATGCGCTTGGCAGAACAACCGAACACGCAGCCCGCCAGGATGCTATCGCCAATCTGGTGTATAGCAACCGCCTGGGTAACAAAGCGCCCGGCGACGGCTGGAAATATCGCGGCAGAGGTTTAATTCAAATCACTGGCCTCGATAATTACCGCACCTGCGGGGCGGCGCTGAAGTTAGACCTCGTTACTTCACCTGAACAGCTCGAACAGGAACTTCAGGCAGCACGCTCTGCCGCCTGGTTCTACACATCAAAAGGGTGTATGGCCTACGGTGCCGATATTAATCGCGTTACGCGCATCATTAACGGCGGTCTGAATGGCATTGAGGACCGCAAGATCCGCTACAACAAAGCGCGGGCGGCGCTGCTGGTATGAAAATGAGTTACTGGGTGCTCATTGTGACGTTTATCGCCTGTATTGCAGGCGGTCTTGTCTGGTCAGCGGATCACTACCATGGAAAGTTTCTGGAGGAACAGCGTCGCGCTGACGATGCAGAACAGCGCGCTGATTCCTCTGAGACCATCACCGCGAATGTCCTGCGCACTGTAGCGATAACGAACATCATTCTGGAGACAAATCAACATGCCAAGCAGCAGATCGCACTGGAGTCACAGAGAGCCGAGAACGATATCAAAGCTGCTGTTGAGGATGATGATTGTGCTGTTCGTGTTGTGCCTGCTGGTGCAGTTAAGCGGCTGCACGAATACGCGAACGGTCTACGTGCCGGTTCCGGTAGTTCCATTACCAGCCAGCCTGACGGCTGAAACACCCCAGCCAGATTTACCAGACCCGTTTACGTGGGGAGAAAGTCTTAACCTGAATGTCGCGTTGCTGTCAGCGCTGGCGCAGTGCAACAGGGATAAGGCTGATATCAGGACTTTCGAGAACAACAGGGCAGGACAAACCGATGGCACGATTAAACGTTGAAGTTATCCCACCAGACAGCGAGGCGCTGAACGGGATTTTTGCCGAGATAGAACGCAAATATGCGCGTCAGCCGCTGACGCCAAAAGTAATTGACGAAATGCAGCGCGAAGCGACGCGCCTTGTACTGCGAATGATAACCACAAAGGTTACGTTCGTCCGGGACTGACATTACAGAAGCCCTTCACTGAGGGGCTTCGATAATGGATCACTGGAATTATTCATGAACAGACCTCACCCACCAGCGCATTTTACGATGCCACCTGATCCGAAGCCGTACATCAGCATAATGCCCGCTAATGATGTTGGCGAATGGCTGAATCAGCACATACTGAGCGATGAGGGCGACCTCTACAACCCTGACCACCAGCATTTACTTGAAGCGGATCTGTGCTTTCTCTGGGCATCGAACGCTTTCGAGAAGAAAGGGCGTTCCGTGCTGGGGCAGGCGGAAGAAGTGGCAATGCGTGCCGGAGGCTGGCAGAAAGCGCGGATGGAGCAGCAGATGTATGAATGGTTCGGCAGGGTGCCGCAGTTCATCATCACGTTGGCCGCCGATTACTGTTCGCAATGTTCCGATCTGGAGTTCTGCGCGCTGATAGAGCATGAGCTTTACCACATCTGCCAGGCGACAGATGAATTTGGTGCGCCGAAGTTCACGCAGGAAGGGCAGCCAAAGCTGAAGCTGCGCGGCCACGACGTGGAAGAGTTTGTGGGCGTGGTTCGCCGTTACGGTGCGAGCCGTGACGTGCAGGAAATGATTGATGCGGCAAATCAGCCAGCGGAGGTTGCTCATCTCGATATTGCCAGAGCGTGCGGGACGTGCATGCTGCGACTGGCTTAAATACTGGACTGTATAAGACGAATGGTGATTTATGGCTGCATTAAAACCTGATGTGAAAGCCTTCATCATTCAGTCGCTTGCGTGCTATGACACGCCATCGCAGGTGGTCGAGGCTGTCCAAAAAGAATTCGGGATCAAGATCACCCGCCAGCAGGCTGAATCTCACGACCCCACGAAGGCCAGCGGTAAGACGCTCGCCAAAAAGTGGATCGAGATGTTCCACGCTACGCGCGAACGATTCCTGACCGAAACCAGCGACATTCCGATCGCGAACAAATCCTATCGCCTCCGCGTGCTTGACCGCATGGCAACCAAAACCGAGGGGATGAAAAACTTCTCCCTGACGGCGCAGCTTATCGAGCAGGCCGCGAAAGAGGTTGGCGATGCTTACACCAATAAACTGAAGGTTGAGAGCACCGGCAAGGATGGCGGCCCGATCAAGACCGAGACGACCAATCTCACCGCAGATCAGGCCGCAGAGATTTACCGCAAGATGATGGGGTGATCATGCCTCTCCCGTTTGAATTCGATTTCAGGAACCCTGATTACCAGATGGTTTTTGAATGGCGGATGGAGCGCTTACAGCGCATTCGCCAGAACCCCGAAATGCTGCCAGCGCTTAAGCAGTTTTACCGCACCAACCCGGCCCAGTTCATCATCGACTGGGGTATGACTACTGACCCGCGTAACATCGATTATGGCCTGCCTGTCACCATCCCTTTTCTGCTGTTCCCGAAACAGGAAGAGTGGATTCACTGGATCATGGAGCGGCGCGAACGGCTGGAGAACGGCATCACCGAAAAGAGCCGCGAAATGGGGCTCAGCTGGACGGCGATCGGGCTGGCCTGTTCGCTCTGCCTCTTCAACAAAGAGATGGTTATCGGCTTCGGCTCCCGAAAAGAGGAATACGTCGACAGCACCGGTGACCCGAAGGCGCTGTTCTGGAAGGCACGCAAATTCGTGGAAACGCTGCCCGTCGAGTTTCGCGGTTCGTGGGACGAGAAGAAGCACGCGCCGTATATGCGCGTTGAGTTTCCCGAGACTGGCGCGGTCATCAAAGGCGAGGCTGGCGACAATATCGGTCGTGGTGACCGTACCACGCTCTACCTGGTGGATGAGGCTGCATTCCTCCAGCGGCCCCTGCTGATTGATGCGGCGCTGTCGCAAACCACCCGCTGCCGTATCGACCTGAGTTCGGTTAACGGCATGGCGAACCCGTTCGCGCAGAAGCGTCACGGCGGGAAGATACCGGTATTCACATTCCACTGGCGAAATGACCCGCGCAAGGATGAAGAGTGGTATCGCAGGGAATGCGAGAAAATCGACAATCCGGTGGTGGTGGCGCAGGAACTTGACCTGAACTACAGCGCATCTGCGGAAGGCGTCCTGATCCCGTCCGATTGGGTACAGGCTGCCGTCGACGCTCATATTAAGCTGGGCATCCAGCCAACGGGCAAACGACTGGGCGCTATGGATGTCGCCGACGAAGGCCGGGACAAAAACGCCTTTTCGACCCGTCACGGCTTCCTCCTGGAGAACGTGCGGGAATGGTCCGGCGTGGGCAGCGACATTTACCAGTCCGTTGAGAAGGTCTTCGGCTTTTGCGAACAGGACAACCTCGAAGAATTTCGCTTCGACGAGGACGGTCTGGGCGCTGGCGTTCGCGGCGATGCGCGCGCCATCAACGAACTGCGTAACGCTGCGCGCCGACCGTCAATACTCGCCACACCGTTTCGCGGTAGCGGCGCGGTGTTTGATCCGGACGATGAAGCGGTGCGCGGCGACAACGGACAGGCCGCCCGCCTGAACAAGGACTTCTTCGCGAACGCCAAGGCCCAGAGCTGGTGGCGATTACGCAAGCTTTTCCAGAACACCTATCGCGCCGTGGAAGAGAAGATGGCCTACAACCCGGACGAAATCATCTCAATCAGCAGCGCTATGGCGAGCAAAGACAAACTCCTCATCGAGCTGTCGCAGCCGACCTACTCCATTAACGGCGTGGGGAAAATCGTTGTTGATAAACAGCCTGACGGCACCAAGTCGCCGAACCTCGCCGACTCGGTGATGATCAGCTACGCGCCAATGAATTCAGCCCTGAACATCTGGGAGCTGCTAGGGAGACAGGCCTGATGGCACGAAACAAGCAAGCCTCTCAGCGAACGGCGCAGGCCACCGCTGATGGCTATGAGAACTTTGTCGCCCGCGTGGGGATGCAGACGCCTAACCAGCACTCAGCATCGACCTACCGGGCTAACTTCACCAGCCGCAACCGCATGCTGGTGGAATGGTCCTATCGTTCGTCCTGGATCATCGGCGAAGCGGTCGACGCTATCCCGGACGATATGACCCGGAAAGGCATTCGCATCACTTCGGAGATTGACGCGAAAGGCCGTGGCACCCTCGAAGCGCAGCTGGATGAGTTGCAGATCTGGGATGCGCTGAACGACGTGCTGAAATGGTCGCGTCTCTACGGCGGCGCGGTCGGCTTCATCATGATTGAGGGGCAGGCACCAATGACCCCGTTGCGGCTCGAAACCATTGGAGAAGGCAAGTTTAAGGGCATTCTCCCGCTCGACCGCTGGATGATTAACCCGGTCCTGACCCGCCGCATTAAAGAGATGGGGCCAGATCTCGGCAAACCTGAGTTTTACGACGTGGTGACCACTGCAACGGGCATCCCGGCCTGGCGCATCCATCACAGCCGCCTGATTCGCTTCGACGGGGTGACGCTGCCATTCCAGCAGAAGATGACCGAAAACGAATGGGGAATGTCGGTTGTAGAGCGTATCTGGGATCGGCTTACTGCGTTCGACAGCGCCACTGTCGGCGCGGCGCAGCTGGTCTACAAAGCGCATCTGCGCACCTACAGCGTGGAGAAGCTGCGCGAGATTATCGCGCTTGGCGGCCCGGCGTTCGAGGCGCTGCTGAAGAACATCGACCTGATCCGCCAGTTCCAGAGCAATGAAGGTATGACGCTCATGGACTCGCGGGATAAGTTCGAAACCCACCAGTACAGCTTCAGCGGTCTGGATGACATTCTTTCGCAGTTCGCTGAGCAGATCAGCGGTGCCGTTGGTATCCCGCTGGTGCGCCTGTTCGGTCAATCCCCGAAAGGCTTCTCTACTGGTGACGCAGACCTCGCCAACTATTACGACCGGGTGAGCTCATTGCAGGAGCGCCGCTTACGGCTGCCGATGCGCCGGATACTGGACATTATGCACCGCTCGGAACTCGGTAAGCCGCTGCCGGACGATTTCACGTTTGAGTTTAACCCGCTATGGCAAATGTCTGACGTTGACCGCTCAACGGTGGCCGTAAACACCACCAACGCGATCAGCACCGCGCTGGGCGACGGATTGATGACGCGTAAGGCGGCGATGACCGACCTGCGCGAAAACTCTGACGTCACCGGTATCGGGGCATCCATTACCGACGAGGATATCGAGAATGCCGAAGACGAAGCGCCGCCAGGCATCGGCGAACTTGGCGACAAACCGCCAGAGCCGACAGGCGGAGATCCGATATCGAACGAGCCTACGGCAGATAGCGCGGGCGGTCGGGGATATAGTAAATGGGCGCTACGATGGTTCAAACGATAGCATCACCGAAATAATGGATGCGCTGGAGCGCTACAGCGAAATCATCACCCCCTGGGCGACGAAGGTTGCTGAGAACTTCACCGCAGACATAGCGCGCCAGAATGAAAAGCAGTGGCGTCAGCACAGCCGGAACATCAGCGCAGAGCTGCGCAACATGGTTGACCGCGCCCCGGTAGGCCAGGTGATGAAATCCATCGTTGCCGAGCAAATTAAGTACATCAAGTCACTGCCTCTTGAGGCCGCCGATCGGGTGTATGACATTCAGAACAAGGCCATCGAGGCCGTTGTGTCTGGTGGCCGCGCTGAACCATTCGCGAAAGAGATAGCAGCGTCCGGTGACGTGTCACGCTCACGAGCGAACCTTATCGCCCGTACCGAGCTTGGACGTGCAACTGGCGCGCTGGATCAGGCGCGTGCGCTATCAATTGGTTCGAATGGTTATATCTGGCGTACAGCCGAAGATGGCGACGTCCGGCACTCTCATCGTGAGATGGAGGGTAAGTTTGTCGAATGGGGCCGACCTCCAACGCTTGACGGCATGACCGGTCATGCTGGCGAGCTTCCGAACTGCCGCTGTTACAAAGAGATCGTCTTCCCCAACCCTCATTCTTATCTCGCCTGAATCGCAGGTAAATCATGAAATATTTTTTCAATACCCGGCTGGGGGAAACCCGCTATCAGCTGGCTGACGGCTCTCTGTTGTGCAAAGACGTGCCGATAGGTCGAACGGGTAAGCAGCTCTACGGCGCTGCCGATCTGCCAAACCTCAAACCCGACAAACTCGGCGAGATAGTCGTAACGCGCTCTCCTGAGCAGGTATTCCATCCGGCCACGCTCGCCTCATTCGAAGGGATGAGCATCACGATCCTGCATCCTGAAGATGAAAACGGGAATGTGCGGCTGGTGAACCCCGAGAACTGGAAAGAGCTTGCGGTCGGGCATCTTCAGAACGTGCGGCGCGGTACAGGTGATCAGTCTGATTTGATGCTGGCTGACCTTATCGTCAAAGACGAAAGCGCCATTCAGCTTATCGAAGATGGCCTGCGCGAAGTGTCGTGTGGCTATGACGCGGAGTACGAGCAGACCGAGCCAGGTAAAGCCGAGCAGGTCGATATTACCGGAAACCATGTGGCTCTTGTCCCTAAAGGCAGAGCCGGAAATCGTTGTGCAATTGGAGACAGAGACACAATGGCAAATCAAAAGAAAAGCTGGTGGACCCGCATGCGCACGGCCATCAAAACGGGTGACGCTGACACCATGAACGAACTGCTGGACTCTGCGCCAGCGGCTGTAACGGGTGATGAAGGGGATCTGCCGAGCGGCGTTAACCTCAACATTAACCTTTCACCGCAGCAACCATTACCGGACCAAAAGCCGGAAATGGGCGGAGAGCCAACCGGCGACGGCGAGGACGATATCAAAACCTTGCTCAAAGCCCTGCTGGCTAAGCTGGAAGGAAATGCGACGTGCGATAACGACAATAAGCCTGATGAAAAAGACAAAAAAGATCCGACCTGCGACGGCGAGGACGACGAAGAGGAAACCACGATTACCGGTGACTCTGCCTATCGTGCCGAAGTTATCGTCCCGGGTATCGATCTGAGCCGCAAGGTGAAACCGACCGCGTTCAAACGTGATGTGCTGGCTGCCGCTGACAAAACACTGGTTCGCCAGGTTGTCGGTGATGCGGATATTCGCAAATTGCCCAAGCAATCGGTAGATATGGCCTTTAACGCCGTATCAGAGATTGCCAAAGGGCGAAACACCCGCAGCACCACAGGCGATGCACAACGTCCAAATATGGGCATGACCAGCATCGCTTCCCTGAACAAACAAAACGCCGACTTCTGGTCTAACCGCAAAGGATAATCCAATGACTGCATATCTGTACCGGATGCCTGTTGGCATTGCCGGGGCTATCTCTCGCCCGCAGGACTTAACCGTCGAACCGGTGATCCTTAAATCCGCTAACGCCTTCGCTGCCTATGGTCTGGCTGGCAAATACGACGCTGACGGCTTTTTCGTGCCGCTGGCGGACGGTGACACCGCCGACAAGGTGAAGGGGATCTACGTTCGTCCGTATCCGACCACATCGCAGCCAGACATGGTTCGCCAGGTGGGAACGGATAAGAACTTCCCGGGCGACGCCATGAAACGTGGCTACATGACCGTTAACCTCGGATCTGGCTTCGATGCCAGCACCATCAAAAAAGGCGCGCCTGTCTACGTGGTTGTTTCGCTCGACTCAACCATTGACGTGCCGCTGGGCGGCTTCATGTCCACGTCAGTCAGTGGCAAAAACGTGGCGCTGACCAACGCCGAATTCACAGGGGCCGGTGACGCTAACGGCAATGCAGAAATCTCCTGGAAGATTTAAGGAACAGACGAATGATTACTTTTGATCAGGCAACCGTTGATAGCTCTGGTGCCTTTCTCATCGGGGAGCTGGAGCGACTCGACCAGACGCTGAACCTGCCGCTGGTGGGTTATACCTGGACCCGCGATATTCAGCTGCGTGAAGATGTTTCTATCGCAGATGACATTTCCAGCTGGACTAACACCAGCTTTGGCGCTGCGGGTACTGGCGCAAATCCGAACGGTAAAAACTGGGTAGGTAAAGACTCCACCGCTATTGCTGGCGTGAACGTTGATATCGGCAAAGACGGCAATCCGCTGAACCTCTGGGGTATGGAACTGGGCTGGACCGTTGTAGAGCTGGCAGCGGCTCAGCAGGTAGGTCGCCCGATTGATACCCAGAAGTACGACGGGATGCAGCTCAAATGGCAGATGGACAACGACGAGCAGGTTTACATCGGCGATGATGCGCTCGGCCTGAAAGGGCTGGCAAACCTTGTCGGTGTGACGCTGAACAACGCGCCGAAGACCTGGGCGAACTCCACTAACGACGAGATCCTCGATAGCGTGAACAGCATTCTGTCGAATGCATGGGCAGCATCCGGTTATTCCGTCGTGCCTTCTGATCTGCGCATTCCGCCAGAACAGTATTCACTGCTGGCGAGCCGTAAAGTTTCCGAAGCGGGTAACCAGTCGCTGCTGACCTACCTGGCTGTGAACACTATCGCTTTCCACCAGAACGGCGTTCCGCTGGAAATCAAAGCGGTCAAATGGCTGAAAGGGCGCGGGGTTGGCGGTAAAGACCGTATGGTCGCCTACACCAACGACAAGAAATACGTGCGCTATCCGCTGGTGCCGTTGCAGAGTGTTCCTATCCAGTATCGCGGTCTGTATCAGATTGCGACCTACTACGGCAAGCTCGGTGCGGTTGAGCCAGTGTACAAAGAAACCCTGTCCTACGTGGACGGTATCTGATAACCAGAACGGCCCCGAAAGGGGCCAGAAGGAAACTGAAAATGGCGAAAGAAAAGCTGGTTACCATCCATGTTCACACCCCGTTTACGCTGACGCTCGGCGATCAGTCAAAACAGGAGTTTGGCCGGGGGCGGCATAATGTGTCGGAAGAGGTCGCGGCGCACTGGTTCACCCAGGCGCACTCTGAGCTTTCCGAAAGCGTGATTAGCAACACCGATGATCTGCAACCCATTATCGACGGCCTGCAAGCGCAGATTGCCGATAAAGATCAGCTGATTGCCGATCTGAAAGAAGCGCTGCTCAAGCTGCAGGAGCAGAACGACGGCCTGCAAGCGCAGATTGCTGCCGCCCAGACTGGCGATAATGGGGCGAAAGATGCCAAAGAATCAAAGCCTGCCAACAGTAAGTGATTTTCGGCGCGACTTCCCGCAGTTTGCTGACCCGGCAAAATATCCCGATCCCCAAATCGAATTTCGCCTGAATCTGGCCGATGAGCTGCTGAGTGAAAACGTCACCGGCAAAAAGTTGTTTCCGTACTTTGCCGAGTTGTTCGTGGCGCACTACATGACGCTCTGGGCGGCAGATAGCCTGGCGATGCTGGTTGGTGGCCCGGGTGGTTCAACCAATGGCGTGCAGTCCTCCAAGTCTGTTGACAAGGTTAGCGTCAGCTATGACACCAGCATGACACTCAATCCAGACGCGGGCTTCTGGAATAACACCCGATATGGCGCTGAATTTTATCAGCTGATCACGATGTTCGGTGCGGGCGGTCGCCAGCTATGAGTTTCAAAAGCGGTGTAACAACGAGGGTGGATAACGCTCAGGCCATTCTGGATGCGATCAGGTCGCTAACCAAAAAGGATGTGCTGGTCGGTATCCCTTCGGAAGACAGCGAGCGTGAAGATGTTCCGTTTGGTAATGCCGGGATCGGCTATGTCAACGAATACGGCTCACCAGCGCAAAACATCCCCCCACGCCCGCACCTGATCCCCGGCGTTAAATCGGTAGAGGAACAGACGGTGCCGCAGCTTAAAGCAGCGGCGCAGGCTGCGCTTGATGGTAATGCGGATGGCGCTGAAAGAGCTCTCAACCAGGCGGGTACGCTGGCTGCTAACGGTGTCAGGCGTTACATGACCATTACCGGTTTTA